GGCTACTACCTATAAAACTCAATTTGGAGCTTTTGATACTGTCGGGCCAGTAAATGTTAATGAAACTGCAAACTCTAGTATCACTTTAATGGAGATTGCCCAATAAAATTATGATACCTTGGACATTAGGAAATAAATCAGGAGAATTAATTTTAAGTGATTTACCAAGCCCAATTGGTGATCAGTTATTTGCCGGTCATGTAAATGAATTAAGAAAGTCTTTAAACAATAGAATTGTTAGTGTTTCTGATTATGGTGCCGTAGGTGACGGCATGACTGATGATTCTGCGGCAGTGGCTTTAGCGTTAGCTGATTCAAGTATTATTTGGATTGGCGATTTAGATATAAACGTAGCAACTCCACCGGCCCAAAGTGTTTATTCTAATGCTGTTTTTATTGGTCGAGGATCAATTACCGGTTTATATCGAAAACATGCCATACCACCTTCTGCTGCTTCACCAATTACACCAGATAGAGCTAATTTAGTCCCATCGGTACATTTATCCAAATTAATTGCTGCTGCCAGTCCGGTAGTTGTTTTGGTTGGTGACAGTATTTCTACTTATCAATGTAATCAAAATGGGAGAAGTGATTTGTTATCCAACATTTTACAGAATACTTTAATTAACCAATTTCCAGACAAAACAATTAACTTTTACAATCGAGCTATCGGTGGAGCAGACTACGCTTCATTAAATGCTGGCGCGCCTGGTACCCCACCAGCCAATGTTTTATGGTGGACTGATGGTGCTAAGTCATGGCTTCAAAATATCCAAGATCTTGCGCCGGACACTGTTTTTATTTCTTTTGGAATGAATGACGGTAATACCGGTGATTATGCCGACCATCCATCTCTGGCCGCCATTGAAGGAATCGTAACAAAATTAAAAGCCTTTTCTAAAATACCGGATATTATTTTCTGCACCAACATGAATCCGAGCATGAATCCTACCGATATTTATTCTATCTACGGAGTTAAAGAAGCACAGGAGAGCCGGGATAATGCGGCTGGGGTCACTAGAAGTTATGCCTTAACTAAAGGTTATGGTCTTTTAGATTTTCATCGACAATTCTGCCAGGTGAGAGATGGTTTTGACCCGGTGACAGCGGCTATTATGACTGATCAAGAATCAATTACTGGTGTTGCTGGTATTTACCGTTCTACCCAAGAATGTCATTCGGTTAGATATTTAATTCCTCTTGATGGTACAAAGTTTATATCTGGTGATGGTAGTACTGATATTTTAGTAATGATTGGTTCCCAAGTTTACGATTGGGCTAGAATACACAAAAATGGTAGCGGAAAGATTGAATTACAATTTACTACCGGTATTGGTACCGACTATTTAAACTACAAAACAGTTACTACTACTCAAAACTTTCCAACCGATACCCAAAACTATTGTTTAGAAGTTTCTGGTAACTTTGTCTGTTTCTATAAATTTCCTAGTACTGACTGGGGTGGATACCAACCAAATCTAGTTGCCACCAATGTTATTAAAGGTGGTGGATTATTTATACCTAAAGTTGGTGGTGCTTCTGTTGGATTTGATGGTTTGAATGGCAATTTAGTAGTCCAAACTGGAATTGACCGGGTTAATTTTCCACAATTAAGTGATGATCAACTTTTTGGAAGAGGAAATGCCGGAGGATCTATATATAATCACCCAGGAGATTTTTATGGACCATATATTTACCACCCGGTTATAAATGCCTATTCTTTCAGATAATATGTCAGTACTTGGCGCAATAAATTACGATCCAGCAGTAGCAGTTTCAAAATCATGTGCTTCTTTATTGGCTATGACTGCCATTGATACTGCAAATCTAAGATTGACATTCAATGCACCCGCTTCTGGTACTGTTTTAGTTCGGTTACGTTGTACTGTTGTTGGTGCTACCACGACGCCGGTAATTCTTTTGGGTGTACTTGAAGGATCAACTATAATTGGCAGAAAAAGTCCTATTGGTGGAATTTTGGGAACAGCAGTTACCACCACTATGATCACCCAGGAAGCAACCTTTGTAGTGACTGGTTTAAGTGCCGGATCTCATGTTTGGGATGCTGCCTATGGGGTTGAGATAGTTTTAGCTTCAACGAATATAAAATATGGTGGACCAAACGATACTGCCGGAGCTGATGCCTATGGTGGTTTTCAATTTGAAATTTATGATGCTCCAACATTACTTGCCGGAAAACTATATGATCCCTCAACTGCAGTGAATAAGGTTTGTACCTCACTTTTAGCCATGACTGCCATTGACACTACTAATTTGAGATTAGTTTTCACAGCACCACCATCCGGAAGTGTTTTAGTAAGACTTGGCGCTCCGGTTCATGGTGCTACCACTTTTCCTCAAATATTGTTTGGAGTTTTGGATGGTTCATCGGTTAGGGCAAGAACATCACCAGCTGGAGCATTAAAGAATACAGCTTTAGCCACAGCTCAACTGGCATTAGAAGGCCAAGCAATAGTAACCGGATTAACTCCGGGAAATTCGTATACTTGGGATGCTGCCTACGCAGTACAGGTTTTAATTGCTTCTACTGGTTTAAAGTATGGTGGTCCGAACAATGCGACTACAAATGATGCTTGGGGCGGATTTCTATATGAGATTTGGAGGTTGTAACCATGCCAGTTTCAACCATAATCACTCTTTTAGATTCTTCTCCTGTTCCTTCTTCTGTTTCTAAAACAATTACCTACAACATTTTAATTCCGGTAACAAACGTAGGTTCTAATATTTTGTTGGAAACTGGCGATAAATTATTGGTAGAAGATGGTGGAGACTTATTGCAAGATGGTGTGAATACTCTTCTCTATACTCGATCTTTGAGATATGCCGTTAAATCAACCCCTTCGGTCCCAACTAAAACAATTAAATATTGTATCCGCGCTCCACCCGCCGCCACTACCAAGTCTCTAAAATATACAGTTGTTAAAGCGGCCACCACTAAAACACAATCATTAAAATACACCGTTGTTAAGACAAAAACAGCGGTTACTAAGTCTTTAAAGTATTCTACCCAGACTGTCCCGGCCGCCAAAACAAAAACACTAAAGTACACTATTAAATCAACTCCTTCAGCAAAAACCAAGCAATTAATTTATCGAATTACTATTGGCCACCCAATAACCAAATCTGCTAGATATGCTGTTGTCGGAAATACAACAATAACCAAATCTCTCCGGTACGAAATTCAAGGAACTTCGGTTGTAGTTGTTCAAAAAACATCTAAATATACCATCAAAACCAGTGTTTCCCAAACAAAAACATTGAAATACGGAATTAAGATTGTTTCCGGTATCACCAAATCACTTCGATACGCCATTAACAACAGTATCAACACTACTAAGGCATTAAAGTATGCGGTTTTGGCCACACCAAGTCCTCTGAATAAGAGTTTGGCATACAAAGTCGATACTATTAAGCAAACAACCAAATCATTAACCTATCGACTTAAAAAGACACCATCTGCCACTACCAAAATACTTCGGTACACAATTCTTTTACCTTCAACTAATTTAACCAAGGAACTTAAATATAAAATTAAGTTCAGTAATTTAATAACCAAATCATTAACCTATCGAACAGCTGTTGTTTTGAAACAAGAAAATGGTGGGTGGTTACTCAAAGAAGATGGTGGTGCGATTCTGGTCAATAATTTTACATTTGCAGATTCAAAAATTAAATCATTAAAATATTGCGTTTTGATTAGTGGTGGTATCTGGCCTCGGTCAACCTATGGTGATCATCCAACCTATGGTGATCATCCGCCTTACGGTGAAACTTTTTATGGAACTATCCAAAAAAGTCTCAAATATTCAGTCAAAGTCGCTAAAGTTGTTACTAAACCATTAAAATACAACATATTTTTGGGTAGTAAATCAATAACCAAGAAATTAAGATATTGTATTATCTTCAATGGAATTATTGATTACTATTCAAAACAGAATACTGAATATAGCAATAATTACTCACTAAAAGGAACTGTTTATACCAACGAGTACCAAGTAAAAAACACTAATTACGGTGATCTTTACAAAGGTTATTTGTTACAAGAGAATAGAGACAAGATTCTGACTGAGAATGGCGATGAAATTCTAAGGGAGCAAAGATGATATATTTTAAATGTTATATATTAAGGAAGAAAAAATGAAACTGCTACTAAAGAATCGTATTAATATCACCGTACTTTTACCCCAAAGTGGGAATATCTTGGAGCAAATGACTTGCCGGGACATTGTTAAAAAGGTTGAGATCAGTGCCGAGGAAAGAAAAGAAGTTGATTTAAAACAAGTTGGGGATAGAATCGCATGGGATGTAGAGAAAGATAAAGGTAAAGAGGTTGAGTTTACGGCCACTGAAATTACTTTTTTGAAAGATCAGGTAACAAGATTAGATAAAGAAAGTAAGGTAACATCTGAATTATTGGATATTTGTTTAATAATTAAAGAGTGGAAATAAGATGAGTGTTGAAATCAAATCATTTATCGCTGGAAAATCGGATTATGAAGGTAAAGGTGTTTATGGGTCCTTCAAGTATGGAAAGAATCTAAACATCCGATCCGGTGTAGATGCTTTGCAGTGTCAACAGGCTTTGTTAGAAGAGGGAGTCGGTACTTTTGTTGATTTACCATTATTCCAAGTCAATGCTGATGATGGTAATACCTATTTCTTTGGAGATACTGGAAAAATATACAAAAGAACTTCGGCTGGTGTAATTACAGTAGTTTATACGGATCCGGATGGAAAAATAACCGGCGCTGATCAATGGTTTGATGCTTCGTTGTCATATCTCTACTGGACCACTGCTACAAAGTTAAATAGAATGAAGTTACCTGGCAACTGGACCACTGATGTAAATGATGGATCTTGGCAAAAAACAAACCTTGATAGTGTCCCTTGGCACACCATGAAACAAGCCGATGGAGCGCTACAAATCTGTAATAAAAATAAATTGGCAATGGTTGGCTATGATTCTTCTTATACCAATGAAGCGTTATTACTCCGGCCCGAAGTAGTGGCTAAAACTTTAATTGATTATGGTGATCAGGTATTGGTTGGTGCCGGAGATGGTCGAAAGAATAGTTTTGTTTTCCCTTGGGAGCAAGCATATCTAGATTATTTAACGCCAACTCGAATACCAATTGCTTCAATCAATGCTATTGTCGATGCTGAATATATGTTGATGAATTGCGGAACCAATAAATTATTCTTCTGTAACCCTTCAACAAGAGACAAAATGCCAGTACTAACGATGGATGGCGCGTGTTATCCAGGTGGAGCAGTAGAAGATAATGGTTTGGCCCTTTTCGGTGTTTTTGGAGGCGCTAATAGTGGTATTTGGTCCTATGGACGATATAAAAAGAATGGAGTACTTGCCTATAACTTAGAACAATATATTGATGCTGATGAAATTGGATCTTTGGGAAAAATTGATGATGTTGTGTATGTGGCTTACAAAAAGAGTGGTGTTAGTCATTTAGCCAGAGTAAATTCATTAATTAAGGCACAAGCCGAATATATTTCGCTAGATTTAAAATTACCCGTAGAACGTGCTGTTACTCAAATTAGATTAGTTACCGATACTGTCCTCACTGGTTGCGCGATTGAAGCTTGGTACAGTTTAAATCGCTCAGGAACTTATTTACAGGCAAAAATGGCTGGTGATGTGGCTCAATGTACTTCAAATCGTGATCCTGTTTTTCTGGTGGGATCAGAAGCGAGAATTTTTGATGTTAAATTGGTTTTAATTCCAAGTGGTAACACAACGCCGGTGGTCCATGAAATATATGTTGATTTTTAATTATGGCTGATAAAAACTTAAAGCCGGAAACAATACCGGAAGTATTATTTCCTGGTCAGGGAGCGGTCAATGTATCATCCGGTGGTGGGGCTGATAATCCCGAATCAATGCCAGCACAACCATTTCCTAGTGCGGTAGTAGCAAATCATTTGATTAGTTTGACTTTAAACAGTATGTCTCGAAAGATTTTGGGTAACTTTTCTTTTGGAAGAATGGGAGCAATTACTATTGGTAAATATGTAAATGGTGTATCGGGTGAAGTTTCTATATCTCCGAATGGTATCACCGGAAAAAATAGTAGTGGGGTAGTTACCTTTGGTATTGATGCTACGACTGGTGATGCTTCGTTTTTAGGAACCATTGAAGCTACCGCCGGTTATATTGGTGGTTTTACTATTAATTCTACTTATTTGGTGGCTGGTTCCGGTAGTAACACTGCCGGTATTTCACCATCGGATTATCCTTTCTGGGCCGGTGCTTCATATTCAAATCGTGGATCGGCACCATTTAGAATCACCCCCGATGGAAAACTAGTGGCTGGTAATGCTGATATTACCGGAAAAGTTACTGCTACCAGTGGCGTAATTGGAGGGTGGGCAATAACATCAACTACTTTAAGTGGTTCAAATGTCCTTTTAGATTCTGGTGGATTAGTTTTGGTTGGTAATACCACTGATTATATCTCTATGCTTATTTCCGGATCTCCGGTAATTGCCTTTGTTATTGACAGTTCAGTAAAAGGTATTTTAAAAGCAACAACGGCTGGTAGTGGAGGTATTGAAGTTACTGGTGGAGATTTAGTACTTAACAATAATAGATCCGTTCTTATTAAAAAAGATTCCGATTCTTCTTATGGAGGCGTAACCGTTTCCGGTGGTGATTTATGGTTATTTACTACCTCTAGTAATAAATTTTATTTAAAAGACAATTCTAATAATGATTTAATGAATATTGGTAGTGGGGGAATGATCTATACCAAAGATAATAAAATTCAATTAGGAAACTACACTTTGACTTTAACCAGAAGCCAAACATTAAGTTAAAAGTTAGGTTATTTATTCGTGATATATTCCAACTAGATTAAGCAAAAAATATGGAAACAAGACTTGACATCCAAACAGAATTAACACCAATGCTTCTAGCCGTTTCCACTAGCACGTACTTTACTCCGGAAAGAATACAAAAAGCTATTAGCCGGGCTAATTTATGGGCCGGTGATGAACAACCTTGGCCAAGTATTAGAAAAGGTTTTGTTACTAGTTCAGTGGCAAATCAAGCCTATTATGATTACCCCGCTAACTGCCAAAGTGAATCTATTTTTAGAATGAGTTTAGATGGTGATTCAGAATTTGAGAAGAAAGATTTTACGGATTTTCTTGACTTTACCGAAAATAATCCCGGATCTAGTAGTAAAATTTTTAGTGAATACGGTAGACAAATTTTTTTTACTCCAAAAGCTTCTACAGATGGAAATATGAATCTTATTTTTTGGGGATTGGTTCAGGCTTCGGAAATGGGATCAGATATGAGTGAGAGTATGTTTTCCGGATGGTCAAGTGCTACCAACGAAGCTATTTTACTTCGCGCCTATGCTTACTTAATTAAAAATATTGATGCCAATAAAGCCAACGATGCAATTAACGAAGCCAAAATTATTATTGCCAAATGCTACACAAAGATAGCTAACAGAACCCAAATGAAACAAAGAATTAAAAAACCAATGTTTATTGTCCCAGATTTCTTTGGTGCCAATGGTCCAACGAGAACCGGTAATTTTGGAGGGCAAGAATAATGGCTACACTAGTTAATGGACAATTAAAATTAGAGAATGGTCAAACAATTACTCCGGACAATGGTGGTTGGTATGATGGTCAAAGGTTTCTCGATGGTGTTTTAGGTGCTAAAGGTCAAGTAACACCTGGTGATCCTAACTCAATGGTTAGTAAAGAAGTGGTGGCGCAGAGCGATGCGGCACAAGGATTGGCCCCTGGAACGAATGAAAAATATTTAGCCGCCGGTGGTGCATCTCCAACAGGATTCGCGCCCGGAGTTAGTGGAGATATTGCCCCAGTAAGTGATCTACAAAAACAAATAGATTCAGTCAATGCTACTATTTTGGATAAACAAACTAAAGCTAACGAAGCAATTGCTATGGTAAACGAGAATCCTTTTTTGGCTGAATCAAATAGAGTTGGCCGGATCCAAAAAATAAATACAAATCTTAATGCCAGCCTATTAGTTGATCAGACACAACTTAAAACACTCACTGATAAAGCTACAGCCCTTGCAGAAGCCAATAAACCAGATACCCAGACAATTTCCGAGACTGACAATGCCGGAAATGTAATAAGTATTGTTCAAGACAAAAATACCGGAGCAGTTATTAGTAAAACAAACCTTGGAAAGATAGGTAAAGCTGATAAACCAAATACAATGAGTGATAGTGAAATTGCTAAACAAAATAAAACTACATTAGTCCAGGCATTATATTCCCAAGCTAACTCATACGGTAATGTACCGCCCGAAGTGTGGAATGCCGCGAAAAAGGCATGGGTGGATGATGGACTAGGTACCCCCGATGATTTTGAAAAACAATTTGGTGGCCTTACTGATCCTAATAGAAAAGATTATGGTCAAGCGAGTGGCTACCAGATGGACAAAGATTATCGCGATAAATTATTTGGTCTTTAATTATGTCTGCATCATCAACCTTCGCGGCTAAATATGGAAAACCGACCGGAGCAAATGCTACGGGTAGTGTTGATGCATCGATACCTACCACCGGTAGTGCCAGTCAAAACTTTGCCGCCGCTATTAAAGCCGGAGCAATTAAACCGGTACCAGTGGCCCAACCGACAGTAACCCCACCTCAACCAAATATATTTAATAAACTTGGAGCATTAATTACTACCGCTTTTAACAATGTCGATCCAAAAACCCAGGCATTGATAGATGTTAAAGCCAATGGTCCGGAAGTAAAAATACCCGACACTATTAATCCGGTTGTTGAAAATCAGCAACCAACACCAGTTTCCGAAGAATCAGCCCAATTAAAGCCAGCGGTACCAGTACAACAAGTACAACCAGTAGAAGCAACAAATACCATTGCTAAAATAAATGCCGACAAATCAGTTATTACTACTCCAAGTAAACAAACCTTTTGGAGTAAATTACAAACGGCTTTTATTGGTCAACCGGATCCGGCCCAAAGTGCGGTTGATTACAATTTACAGGGTGCTATTGCTAAAAAATTAAATGTATCGAGAGATCAAGTACCAATGCCAACTGATAAAACCAGAGATCAAATTACTAAAGAATTAGGTATAAGAAATCAACCAAACGCCGAAGAATTAACTACCGACGTCATGTCACTGGCTTTAATAGGTGGATTGATTGAAGCCCCACTGGGAACAATTGCATCGGTAGGAGCTTTTAGCGCCGTACAGAAAGGTAAAGAAGCACTGGTAAATAAAATCAAACCCGGATCAAAAACATTTACCGATTTATTGCCCGATACCCTACCGGATCCATTATTAAGAACAATCGCCGGTGTTGAATTAATTGCTGAATTTTATTTGGGTAACAAAGTATTTCAGGAAGTCCCAGCCATAAAAGAAAGATTAACCAAAGATATTTTTACCAAAAACAATATTGAACCAGTAGTCCTTACTCCCGAACAAGTCTACAATATTAGAACCACTGGTAAACTAACCACTGCCGAGCAAAAAGATTTATTTTCACAGATTGGAGATAAACCAGGTATACAGATAGGTGCGGTTAAAGAAGGAATTACAATTACTCCGGAACAATTATTGGAAGTTAAGGATAAACCATACTGGGATAAAGTAAAAGATGTACTAGGAATCAAGCAAAGAGCATTGACGGCCTTAAAAACAAACGAACCGGCAATAAAAACCGCCCAGGAAACATTTAATACCACTGTAAGTAAAATCACTGCCGAAGTTACTGCCAAAAACCCAGGGGCTAACCCGGATGAAGTTGGAAAAATGGTGGGCGCCGATTCGGAGATTCAATACTATGCCAAGGAATTGCAAAAACTACAGATTGAAAACATTAATTTAAAAGATGCCGCCGGAATTTCTACCGAGAGAGTAAAACCGCTTAGTTTTAAAATTGGGGGCAAAAACTTTAATGTCGAGGTTCAAGAGGGACCACCAAAAGCCATTGGATCAGGCGTGGAAACATCACCACCGGTCCCAGAAACACCAGTAGCGCCACCGGAGGCACCAGTAGTCCCTCCAAAGAAAACATTTACAAAACAAGAGCCAGTTTTAACCAGGGATGAAGTGATTGGTAGTAAACAAGAGTTGGTAGATATTTTAGTAAGAGAAAAATTGGCTGGTAATGATATGTTTACCTCAAAAATGATGGATCGAGCTAAATTAAGTCCGGATCTGGCACGCGCATTGGATGAAGCGATTGTAGAAGCGGATAAAAAGGTAGCAGAGGTCCAAGGAAATGTTCCAACACCAGAAACTAAAGTGGAAACTAAACCAGTGGAAGAAAAAACAGTGGTCCAACAACAATCAGACGAAATAAAACAAGCAAACCTTGATGTCCAATCAGCTAAGGTATTGAGAGACAAAGCACCCGCAATGATTACAGAGGAACAATCAGCCAATGGAGTTAAGGATAAAAAATGGTATGACGAATATATTGCCGATACTCAAAGGTGGATTGATACCAAGGTTAGTGCGCCAAAAGTAGAGGCAGTGAAACCAGTTGAAACAAAAATTACTGCAAAATTACCGGCTTCAATTGCCAATGCCAAACCCCGGTACAATTATGCAACTAAAGCATTTATGCCAGAGTTTACCAGTGATGTTGATAAAGCGCTTTATATTACCGCTCAAAAAACTCCCTCAAAACAAGATGCTCAATATCGAGATTTTTTAATTCAAAATGGATTTAGCAACCAGGAAATAATTGATGGTGGTACGAAAGTCCGAGAATATATAAAAAGCCAGGCGGCAGTACTCGAAGGCGGTACCAGTGTTAAACCGGAAGTAATAAAGGTAGAGGATCAAGGTATTTTACCGGTAAAACAAAAACCGACTTCACCAATGGTCCCAGAAACAACGAAAACAACCCCGGTGGTATCTAAACAGGTGGTAAAACAGGCACAAACGCTAAAACCAAAGGAAATAAAAGCTAAACAAATTCAACCGGAAAAGGTTTTAAGTGTATTAAACAAAAAGGCCGGTAAAGAATTACCAATACTCAAAGGTTTTCAAGTCAAAGACGGTAAAATGACCTTCACTGATCTTGAACACACCGTATCATTAAACACCGATAAACCGGATGGTTATTACACAATGGTCGGAAAAGATGCAATCAAAGGTGCCGACACTACTGAATTTCCAGAGAGACAACAAGAAGAAACCACCCCAGCTTTTGATATTTTAAGTGGAAATTTAATTGAAGTAGTAAACAAAGCATCTTCCGCATTATCTCCCGATGATACCAGGCCGGTATTGCAAGGTATTAGGATGTCAGTAAAAGGTGGACAGCTTGAAATTATGTCTACCGATGGGTTCAGAGTCACCTACCAGACCACAGGGGCCAAGATCAACTCAAAAGATGCTGAATTTGTCATTGCCGGAAACAACCTAGACAAGTTTATTAACCTTTTGGGTGAAGGAAAACTTGAAGTCAAAGATAGCAAAACTTATGTTGAATTTACTGGTCCAAATGGATCTGTACAGGTTGGAAAAATAGCAGATCAATACCCAGATATACCTAGAGTTTATACCAGTGGCTTTAAAAACGAATTAGTGATTGATAAGACTGAATTTTTGGATGCAGTTAAGCAAATCGAACCTTACGCCAAACAAAATGCCAAAATTACTAAATTATTGATAGATCCCGAAGGTGGAGTAAAACTAATTGCCGAATACAAAGATATGAATGGTCAGACTGTTACCAAATCGGTTGATTTAAAGGTAAGTCGCGAAGAAGTAAATATACCGGAGGGAATAATACCCGGTACTTTATTAATGCCAGTCCGAGTAGAAGGATTAGCAGATGAACCAATGCCAGAAATTGGATTAAATTATGAATTTTTAAGAGATGCAATTAAATCAGTTGATGGAAAAGAGGTTAGATTTGATTACAATGAACCGGGTGATTTAAAACCGGTCCATTTTTCGGATAAAGTAGAGACACCAGTAAAAACAGTGGTACCAGAGGTGCCAAAAGTTAAAACTGTTAAAAAGAAGGCTCCTAGTGTTCCATCTGGTGCCAATGCTTCGGCTGGTGCTGAAACAATTGGAAAGTTTGAACAAAGGCCAACTAAAACAGAAGCAACTAACTACAAATTATATAAAAATGTTGAATTATTGATTGATAAATACGCCAAACTAATTGGAGAAGGTTATTTGCCAAAAAGAGCCGCCGGAGTTTATTACACTGATACTCAAAACATTCGGGTAAACGGTATGAATGATTTGGCAGTAGCTACTCACGAAATATCCCACTTTTTAGATGCTCGATTTAAAATATCTGATAGAATCCGCGAAGTAGTTGATACTACCGAAGAAGGAAAACCAATATATGATCCGGCTACCAAAGCAGTACGAAAGGAAATAACCAAACTTTACACTAATTATTATCCCGGTGGTAAAAAGACTGATTCAGTGAAAAAAAGAACAGTAGAGGGATTGGCTACCTTGATTCAAAAGTATGCCGAGCAACCTACTACCATTACCCAGGAGTACCCAAACCTAGTTACCGAGTTTTTAACCGAGAATGGTAAATTTTATGAACCGGTGATTGGACAAATACTAAAAGATGTCAATAAATTCATTGAAGATTACCAGGGATTAGATCCACTCGATAAAATCGGGGCTAGGGTAACTTCGGACAATGTAAAGTACGATAAAAAGAGTTTTATGAATGTTGGTGACAAAGCCAGAACTCAATTAGCCGACATGGTTTTCCCAATAGAAAAACTAGCTAATATTTCCGGTCAGGGCATGACGATCAATGATCCATCACTTTATATTCGACAATTTCAACAGATTAGCGGAATAGTAGCCACCAACTTAGTTGGAAAGACTGGATATTATCGTTATGTTTCCGGTAAAGGATTTACCAGAACTCTTGATTACAACTGGAAAACATTGATTGACAACCTTGGAAAAGATAAAACCACTGATTCTTTTGGTTATTACTTAGTGGCTAGAGCCTCTTATTTTGACTACCAGCTATTAAATCAATACAAAGTGGCCCTGGATGAATTAATGATGCAAATAGAGGAAGCCGGGGGCCTAGAAGAAGCTCAAAAGATGATTTCCGAAGATGGTACCAGCCTAGTAGAAGAAACCAACGCCGCCCAAAAACTTTACGATGAACAAAATGCCATGTTGGTCCGCGATGGTATCACTGAAAAGGAAGCCAGCGATGCTTATTTAAAAAATAAGGATAGATTCTCAAAAGATGAATTAATGTTTGATAAATTGACCAATGAGAGCCTAAAGCTATTAAGTGAGGACGAAGTGGGGATGTTGAGTAAAAAACAATATCAAGAATTTACCGAAAAACAGGGCTATGCTTCACGCAAGCGCCAATTTTTTGATCAATTAGTTGGAGAGGAACAACAAGCCGCCGGCCCAGTGAAGGTGGGTAAATCAACAGTATCGTCATTACTTAGAAGAAAAGGATCGAAGAGAACCATATTAAATCCGGTCTATTCTGGTATTAAAAACGAAGCAGAAATAATAAGAAAAGCGTACAGACAGGTTGTTTATAACAAAGTAAACGAAAATCTAGCGCCAAAATTCCCAGATCTAGCACAACCACAACAATTAATTCGGTCCCGACAAGCCAATGGATCATTCCGCTACCCCCAAGAAAAAGACACCAATATAATAATGGGACGAAAGAATGGTAAAAGATTACCGGTACTTTGGGATAACTATGTTAAAACTGTTTTAGATGAGACAATCACACCGGGCAATTACGGAACCTTTGAAAATGTATTACTGGCAGTTTCCCGAAGTTTCACCAAAGGTACTACCGGTTTATTCCCGGCCTTTGCCGTTACTAACTGGATGGGAGATCAAATTACCCTAGCCGCCAATACCACCAATAACAATATCCCACTGGCTACGGCCATTAACACCCTTTCCAAAGCGTTATTGAGTAAAGATAGTCCGGAAGCACAATATTTTCTTGAATACTTAGTTTTAGGTGGTCAGAGACAAACTTTTGCCCACTGGCAAGATATGTCGGCCACTGAATTGTCAACCAAAATCAGAAATGAAAGAAAAGGTTTGTTAAAAGTAGTCGATGCTATTAATGCCGGATTAGATATTCTATCCATACCTTCAACCTATTCAGAACTTAGCACCAGGGCTTCGGAGTACATTAAATCTCGCCAAAGTGGTAAACCACAGATAGTAGCATTGGAAGAAGCCGGAAGAGTTACTGCACCATTCCACCATGTCGGTAAATGGGGTGGTCAATTTGGAAGAGTAGCTATTAAATCCCTCCCATTCTTCAATCCCAATATTCAGGTAATGGATCAGTTGCTTCGAGTGGCCGGAAGAGATAAAAAGAGCCGGGCGCGCCTTGGATTTGTATTTGGGGCTATTACCGCCGCTTCAATTGGTGCCTTTGCTTTAATGATGTCAAGTGCTACCGATGATCAGAAGCGTTTATTAAAAGACATTGAAGCAAATGAGTTGGTCAACTATATATGGCTACCTAACCCGGATGGAAAGACTTTAATCAAAATAAAGGTTCAACAATATGGATTGATCGGTGGCATAGTCTCAATGGCTTTGATGAATCAAATGTTGGATGCTAATTATTCTACTGGTGATTTTATTTCCGGTGCCGCTCAAATATTACCTCAACAATTTGACATTACTGATCCGGTCCGGGCGTTACTCGCTTGGATTCCACCATTAATCAAGGTGCCAATGATGACGGCTTTAAATTTAAAAGATTATCCGAAAGTATTGCCACTGGAAAATACTTACCTCCAATCATTACCTACCGGCCTACGCGCTACTGAATCAACCTCTATTTTAGCTAAAAAGTTAGGTGAATTAACTGGATTATCACCAGTAAAGATGGATTATTTAATTACTGGTATCTTTGGCCGGTCCTCTGGATTTATTTTAGGTAAGGGAACGGCTTACAATTTCTTCTCCGGCGTGACTAGATCCGAATACTTTACCAGTGGCCGGACCATTCAGGGTTATTACGATTTAAAGAATCAAAACGACCAGGCGTACAAAGCCATGAATGACAAAATTACCAACCCGAATCAATCCGAGAGTGACAAAATAAAACGACTGCGCCAAAAAACATTGATGATCGATAAATATCTAAATGCTTACCGCGATGCGGATATGAGCAAAGATACCGGTAGAGCCGCTGACCTTAGAAACGAAGTGGTTAAGCGAATCAATGAATTAAATAGTTTGAATAAAGAGCAGACAATGGTACCAAAACAACCAGTATTTGCCTTTAAATTAGTCAAGGAAGCCTACGCCGCCGCGGGGTTAGATGAAGTAAATACTGATGTCCAAAAAGAAAGTGTTTCTAGGGCAGTAGAACTTAAACAATTTTTTGATAAAGTAAAGAACTTTTTACCCGGTACTCTTGGTGATAACTTCATAAATTCAGTTTCTAATAAATACTCCGGGGCAGTTGAAGATGGAAAGGTAAACGATAAAACTAGAGAGGTTTACAACAATATGTTGGCTTTACGTGAGGCTGATTGGGGATGGTACAAACAAAATATTAATCCGGCTGATGAGAAATCTATCTTAGGGTTTGATTTAACTACTCCGGAAGATGCCAAACAGCTAGATGCCAGGCCCCAGGGTAAGGTTTTAAGTGCTACGGCTACTCCAACAACCTTACCAACTCAAAGCCCTCCAACAGGGGTCGCTGGTGAAGGCGTGGGGCCATCAGTTGAAGATAATGTAACCTACAAAGGTTTAATTCAAAGAAAACCGGATGCGGCCATTGATTCAATAATTAAAGAGACAACTAAAGATAGCCAGGTGACACCAACAATCCTTTCCTCTTTACTTTGGACCGAGAACGGTTACAAACCAAAGGGTGACGGAGTAAATAAAGATAAACAGGGAAATGTAAAAAGTACCGATATTGGTATTGCGCAAATTAATGATAAATCCCACCCGGACGTTACCAGGGCGCAAGCCGAAGATCCAAAGTTTGCTATTCCTTTTGCCAAAAGACAGTTAGAAGCCGGATTAAAACAATTTGATGGAGATTGGAATAAAGCAATTGCCTCATATAATCGCGGTAGAGGAACAATATCAAAAGATCCAAATGATTTTAAAGGCCAAGTCTATTTATGGAAAGTAACCCAAAACATGGACGAAGCCACCAAAAAAGAGTTAAATATTAAGAATTTTACTGAAAAGGAAGTCACTAAAATCAAAACCTATCTAGGTATAAAGTGAACATCCTAATTGGAATAATTTTTATGTTTATTAGTTTGGCAGTGGGAACACTGTTTGTGTTTATTTTAGAGAAGTGGTTTTTTATAGGTTTAGTAGTAATTTATTTGCCTTTATATTTGATAGATCGCCAACTTAATCCTGTTTGGCCGAAAGAGATATTAAGGATATTTAAAGTTAAACATTTTACAGAATAATTGATATATTCTTTTTATTATGAACCTCAAAGATGTAATTAATGAATTGGACAATAAAGTTAATCTGGAAAGATTCAGTCCGGTTGAAAAATTAGTCTATGGATTTACTGCTTTGATTTTAACCAGCGTGGTTATTTCTTTATTGACATTGGTAATAAAAAAATGAAATTAATTAATCTTATTTCTTATCTTACTTTAGTAATTGCATTTGGCCTTTTGTTTGTTTTTGCATACTGGAAATTTTATTCATATCAACCAATCAAGATTAATTTTGCTGACAGTAGAAAGGTGTTACTGATTGAAAAGAAAACATTAAGAATCGGAGATGAATTAGTTTATTATGTGAATTACACCAAGAATATAAATGTTAATCCAACTATTTCTAAATTCTATGTTGATAGTTTAATCTATCCCGTGACCAATTCTCCGGGCCTTAATCATCCAATAGGAAAAGGAAGAGATCGAATAGTAATGGAGATACCAAAAGGACTACCACTTAATGAAAAATTGAAACTAGTTATCAATTACAATTATCGAGTAAATCCAATTAGAACGATTGATATTCAAGTTGAAACAGAAGAATTTACATTAATTAAATGACGATTATTATTTAAATAAAACAAATGCCAAAAGGTAAAATACCAGCCGGACTAGCAAAGTGGCAAGCCGCGCATCGAAAAGCAAAAAAGGTAACGAAGAAAAGTAAAAAGTAATTAGTGATATATTCTTTTTAGTTATTATTTAATTAACTATGGATTTATTAACACTTTTGATCGTGATAATTCTCGCTTCATGGGTTTTGGGTTTCAGTCTTAATTTAGGTGGTGGATTAATTCACCTTCTGTTAGTAGTTGCTTTGATTATTACTCTTTATCGGATATTTAAAGGTAGAAATCTATGATAAATACAAAAATATATTCTCAAAATGATTTGCGCTGGAAATTTAAGAAGGTGGGTTATGGTCCCTCTACTTTTGGAGGACTTATTAAAGCCTTTGATTGGGGTGTTGGTTGTACCGTTACCGCCCTCACTTCACTTTTATTCACTGCCGGGATAAATAAGACACCAGCTGAAATAAATGATGCCCTGATGGGTGTAGGAGGATTCTTAAATGAAGGAACGCCAACTAATCCGCGAGGTAGCTTATTAATCTGGTCAGCTGTTCAAAAACTGTTTCCTCAATTAGTTTTTGGTGGTCGATTTTACACTTACGATGATGCTAAAGTTAAAGCATTATTGGCTGAAGGTTTTCCTGTTCTTGTCAATGTGACATGGGGTGGTGGTCATTGGGTACTTGCCCTTGGTGACCATATGGTTATGGACCCATGGGATGGTGTTGTAAAATCATTCGGTCAATTCCAACCAATCGGTTATTCAGTTTATACATGGCAAAAAACGGCCTAAAATTAAGGTAAAAACGTATTTGAGGTATTGATTGGCAGTTTTGCTTCACCACTGCTAAGAAAAACGAGTGTCTTATAGTAAAGTGAAGTTATATGACAAAAATAAAACTGTTCTGTCTTACTCCAAAGACTTGTTATTTATTAGAAATTAAAAACAAAATGAACACAATCACTTATGAGAATGTTAAACCAATTTTAGAGGCAGTAAAACAAATGGGTCGGGTGGTTTTACTTGGGGTAATTCCTGTCATGTTGGCCGGAATAAATACCAGTACCGGATCAATAGTCATTAATTGGAGTATCGTTATGGCGACGGCACTGGCGCTCACATTGACATCAGTTTTAGTCGGTTTAGATAAGGGAATCCACCTTGAAGGAAAAGTTGAGGATAATGATAATTTAACAAAAGGTATTACTCAATTTTAAAATTAATAAAACATACTCACTAATGGAAAAAATTAAATGCAATCAGTGTATTCCTTATTTAACAGATATTATATCCAGGAGAGAGAAAGAACCTAATGTGACCGATGTCCAACTCAATCAATTTAATATAATGAAGCCAATGTTGGCATGTCGAATAAGAAGTGAATGTGGAGTTGATGCTCTTCTATCTTCTGTTGGTTTACCAGTTGAAGCGATACAAACAAGAAATGGAACGCTGTAATCTTTGCCAGGATATTCCAAAATATATTAAAGAGGATTTTCCATTGGTGAGAGGAATTGATAGACAAGAAAAAATAGTCGAAGCTGTTTGGTATGCCGGAAAAGCTGGTGAATGTTTTAAACATCGAATTATTTGTGTGCCCCTAAAACAGGCGGAGGATAAAATACATGACCAAACCGAGTGAGTTTTGTAATGATAGCTGTAGGCGGCATGAGGACCCTTTAAAGACGGATTGCCAGACTTGCCATAATGGTAGAAGTAATTTGACGCCACCAGAATCGGTAAGTGTCTTTAAGAACGGTAAATGGATTAATGGAGATATTGTGAGAAGAGAACAACCGGACAAAAATGGGACCACTTGGGTTTATTTAAAAAACGAGGATGGTACCCAGTCACAATTGACAAATACTAGTCACATGATAAGGAGAAGGTAAATAAAAATAGCCCCTTGACTAGTGAACTAGCGAGGGGCTATAGTTTTAGGTAACAACACCTATGTCAAGTATAACCCCAAACAAAACACGAAGCAAGATGCGATCCGCTATTAAAGGCGGATTTTTTTGTTTAAATTGCCAGGAAATTAGACCATTTAAAATAGTTTGGACCGGCGGAGATTTAAAACATTGTAGTAAATGTGGAAAAAACATCTTTGATAATCAAACCATTGATTTAACTGCGAAGCGACCATAGCAGTATAAGACCGCGCACAACGGCACAATTTGATGGTCCGGAAATATCTGGATCATGAGTTGGTAAAGAGGGTCGGGGAGTGGCTTGTGGTGAAGCGAATAATCACCATCAACTTTATACGGAATACTGATAAGGTTGATAATCTCAACTACCTCTATGGGGTAGGGGGAGAATATCAACATTACCGGAATAATTGTTTTTAAATTAAGATAATATGGATCAAAAAAAATGTGAATATTGCAAAAGTAAGACCAGGCAAGCTAAACCATACATAATCGCCGACAACATGGAAGAACCGCGCTGGCTTTGTACGGAATGTAAAAAAGACCTGGATTTAAAGGTTTTAATGAAATTCAGTGGATTCTAAAGAAAACTGTATTATCGCCGGGTGTGAGAATAAACAATGGAGAGATATGAAACTGTGTTGGAAACATACGATTGAGTGGGTAAAACAGGCAAAATATCCGGCGAAAAACCTACTTGTTGACAACACTATTATTGATAAGTAAACTAATCTAACTAGATAATTTTAAAGATCTTTCGGTGGTGGCTCCTCTAAGTTTATTGCTGAAAGATTTTTTAATTCATTTAGGTACTTTTACAATTGAATATTCACCTATAGCGGGTAGGTCAGCCGTTCAACTCGGCAGATCGGGGTTGTCGCCAGCTTTGCGATAAGCTGTACCCTCCGCGGGTGAGTATTTAATTATTATTTTTTTAAAGGAAGATAAAAATGTCAGATACCGCAACAGGAAAAGAAAGAGCAAAAGAAGTTAGAGATAAAATTTTTGGTGAAGCCAAAGAACAAAAACAGCAAGGGGTGACAGCACCAATGGCCCCGGCACGAGTAGAACACCATGACGAAGTGGCAGTAGCCGTTTCTCATTCTATTGGTGTTTCCGGATTCGATGAGTTACCCACCTCGATAATCCCATTGGGGTATTATCGTTTGGTCCAATTAAACTCGAAGGGAGTAATGCTTGGAGATGACACCAGGGCAGAAGCCGGTAGTTTTTACACCGATATTGGTGAAGAGGTTAAATCTATTAGGGTGGCTATTCTCCGAACTAAAATGGGAAAGCACACTGTAAAGAAAAATGGCCAGGATGTAGAAGAGGCCATAATCAAGGTCCTAGCCATTGATACAAAGACATTAACTCCTTTTTTGATGAATATTACCAAGGGTGGATTCTCCGCCGTTGGAAGGCTGATGATGGAGTTTAAAAAGAAAGGAATTACATCATCGTATCATTTTCCGGTGGTAATTGCTTCGGAGTTTGTTCAGACAAAAGATTATGAATATTATGTGCCTAGTTTTTCAATAGAACCAAATAAATTTGATGAAGAGGAAATGGGAATAATGGCGGCGGCATTTGTCGAGTATGCCGGAGTGTTAGATAAAGCTAATTTTGACGAGGAAGAGGAAACAGTGAAGGTTGAAGTAAACCCAAATAGGGGTAAACCTGGATATGATAGCGCCGGGAGGAAAGTAACTGATATTCCTGGAATCGAAGAATATGCCGGAAACATACCGACACCAGATGATCTGCCTTTTTAATGCTTGAAAGGTCCCCGATTACTGGCGGGGGCCAAATGAGGTATTAAAAATATGTTAATCGCAATAGCAAAATATTTAGAAGGAATGGTGGAAAACGGAGTAGAGAAAAACTACTACGATTGTATTTGTCCGAATTGTGGAAGGCAGATAGTTTTTGAGTTTGGGGAAGTAAAAACCGAAGTGGTCCCAATAAATACGCTTGAATGTCCCTTTTGTTATAAACCCGGAGATAAACCTTATAAATTTATTGTTGAATTTAAATGAAATACCGATACACAGGCCCAGAATTAAAAGAATATCCCCGACTTCAAAAAGGATCGTGTTTAACTTTATTCACCATGACTATTCCGGAACTAAAAATAGATGTGGCGATAGCAACCGGATTAGATATGCGATTTGAATACCCACACAAAGAATGTTTGGTCCTAGACAAATGTGATTTTTGTAAAAATTGGGTCCCACTAACCGAGAATGAAGAAAATATTGTGGATAGATACGAAAAAAGATATAAAAATAGATTATTTACCAACGCTAAAGCGGAAGAGGTGGTGGCATCCGGGGATCCGGCGATTAAATTATTACTAGCCAACTGCCGGTATTATGACATTACTGGAATAAGCCAAGAAGAGTTGTTGAAGTTGGTAAATGGTATGGAAGGAACCGGTGCTAGGCCCGGCGTGACGAAGGATAAGATCTTTACCGTTAAGAATTGCTACATGAGTAAGATGGATCAATTTGAAGAGGGTAAGCGAAGCCTGGTGGTGGGGATAGACACTGTTTTATTTGTCAAAAATCTAGTTTTTAAGTTTTATTTGGGAAAGAATAAGAAAGTAATTTACGAGATTGAATCGACCACCGCCACTGAATTACTAGCAAAGTACCGAAGCACCTGGACCAATAAGAAAGGCCGGACCGTTGGAGTATTACCGGTTAAAGATTTTGAGAGGAGAGAAAAATGATTGGAAATACTAGTAAAGTTTTAAAATCGGTCCAAACTTTGGGAGAAATATTTAATAAATACGAAGTAAAGAAAGAAAAAAGCACTAGAGTAACACAAGAATTTCAAGACTACGCATTAAGACTAGCCGACAAACTGAATGATCGGAAGCATATTGGAATATATATGCGTCTCGCTAAATTAAATAATACTGCCCTGTTAGATAGAGCGCTATCTTTTGTGGCTGATTCAAACGCCAACAACAGGGCGGCATTATTTATGTGGAAGGTAAAACAATTAAAAATTAATAAAGCAAAGTGAAAATACTTAATTTATATGCCGGAATTGGTGGAAATAGAAAATTGTGGGGTGATGAGAATCAAATTACGGCAGTAGAAATTGACGAAAATATAGCAAGAATTTATAAAGACTTTTTTCCAAATGATGAAGTAGTAGTTACCGATGCGCACCAATATTTGTTGGAACATTATAACGAATTTGATTTTATTTGGAGTAGTCCACCATGCCAAACTCATAGCCAAGTTAGGTATAATTTAGGATTTTTAGCGAATAGAATATATAAAAAAGTAAAGGCGGTTTATCCAGACATGACACTGTATCAAGAGATTATCCTTTTGGATAAATATTATTCAGGTAAGTGGTTGGTTGAAAATACTGTACCTTACTATAAACCGTTAATTGAGGGGAAAAAAACTGGTGGGCATATCTTTTGGTCAAATTTTGATATTGGAATAATTGAAAAGAAGGGACGCAACCATCGAGGAGGAACAGTAGAGACATTACAAAAAAGAAAATTGCTTGATATTTCTATTTATTCAATTTTTAATAAAAGGCAGATATTAAGGAATTGTGTGGAACCAGAAGTAGGTTTATTTATTTTTGAACAATTAGAAAGGGAGATGACCAAATGAATGAAGAAACACTAAAACTATTATCTTTAGGAACGATATTTATCATAGGAGCAATTTTAATATGGAGGGAAAGATGAAAAACAAAATAATTCAGTTTAAAAAAATAGTGTACTCAAAATCAGAGGTGTACTTAATGGCGGTGGCACTGATTTTATCTATGTTAGTGAATTTATTATTAATTATTCAAAAAACAAAATGACAGAAATAGAAGAAAAATTGTCGGTGGCGATTAATAGCATTGAATCATCCAAAAAGGAGATCAAAGCCAATAAGGAAAAGATGGAGGCTATTTTAAATAACAATAGCGAATACTCTCGGTGCGTATTACAAATAAAATCAATGCAAGATCAGAAGAAGGAAGTTGAAAAGGTACTTTTTAAATCAAATAAGGAATTAGTGGAATTGAGAGCCAAAAACAGAGATGTAAACGGAATCCGGAAAGATTATCAATTAAGCCTCTCTGATTTATTAGTGGAGTTTGAAAAAACTACCGGTGAGAAATCATATAAAGGTAAAAAGATATTAACTGTTAAAAAATTGGCTTAATTATCAAAGTCTTGACAATATTATTATTGATAAGTAAGATACCATTATGATAAAAATTATTAATATAGAAACGGTCCACTGTACTTGCGATAAATGCACGTATGAATGGGACAAAAGAAAATCAACCGAATCCAAAGAGTTACCAAAAATGTGTCCTAAATGTAAGACATACAAATGGAACTCCGGCGGAGAGAAATAGTTATTAATTCATTGGAGGAAGAACAATGATAGACAAATTAATGGAAGCGGTACTAAAAAAGCATGGACCGTTTACTGTACTGATAGATAAAATGGGCCGGTTTGAGTTGAGACAGGAAGGAAGCCAAAAAGTATTTGCGGCGTTTAGCCTGGGAAGTTGTTTGATTAAAATGCTGGGGGAGGAGAAAAAATGATCAATTACAAAGAAAGAAACCTAAAGAGAAAACTTTATCGGGTGGTAGCAGATTTTATGAATATTAGTGAAAGTAGAGTGGAACAAATTTACAAAAGTCAGGTTCGCAAACGAGAAAATTCAACTAAATTGCTTTGGGGTGATCTTAGTCTTCGGACAATTAATGCTTTTAAAAAGGCCGGGTATAGATCTTTACAGGAAGTTAAAAATTTGGATAGAAAAACTGCTTTGAATATTAAGAATATTGGAGAAAAGACGATTATTAGTATTTTTGGGAGGTGTAAATGATCCAACAAACATCTTTTGAGGCGTTTCAAGCATTGGAGAATCGGGGAGAGAAGCAAATGATGGTCTATCACGCGCTAGAGGCCCTTGGAGAGGCTTGTAATTTAGAAGTGGCAAGACATTTAAACCGGGCAATCAATACCATTACCCCGCGCATGAATGAATTAGTGAAAGCCGGACTGGTAGAAGAAGCCGGAAAGAAAGTAAATCCTATTACCAACAAGAATGTTATTTATTGGAGAATCACAGAACTATGAATCTAGAAAACCAAGTTTGTAGCCTAGACCTAGCCAAACGATTAAAAGAAGAAACTAGAGTTTGTCCCTGTTGTGGTGTAGAAAAATCCGTAAGCGAATACTATCAACGAAAAACTTGGAAATATCCTAGTCAAATTTTCCATTCTGGGCAGTGTAAAAGTTGTGATTTTAAAAGGCATACAGAATGGTTGGAATTGGTATTCCTCCTTTACCGTCAGCGAGTTGGGAGAGTATCTACCACAATACATTTCCGAAGGAATGTTTGAGACTCTTTATTTTTTAAGGATTGACAGGAACGAGACAAATGAATGGGAAATAATTTACACGACGTTAAGCGGTAAAGATTATTGGTTGACAAAAGACATAACCGAAGCCAACGCCAGAGCCAAAATGCTTGTTTATTTGTTGGAAAATAAAATTATTAATTTATAAATTTAAAAAAATATGGAAGAAACAAAAAACGCGGTGAGTAAGAAGTTTAGTCGAGTTTATATGTTGGATGTTACTGCCAACAAAACACAAGAGGCTGGTATCGAATACCTTTTGGAATACTTGACTAAGACAGTTATTAATTTTTTTCCTACGGCTAAAATGAAAATAAACCGAATGGATAGGGAGTAAATATGAAAAACAAAATAGTTGAAACAAACAAATTTGACAATCTCGATGGTGATCGTGAAGTTGCGGAGTTAAAGAAAAAACTAAAACAATCAACTCATGCCGCGATATACATGATCCTTTCTTTTGTGGTGTTGATTATTGCTATTGCCTGGATGATGATTATTAATCCGGCATTTAGTTTTGCTATCCTTCATAATGGTCCGGCGAGTAAATACGCTACCCATTATTACCAGGTGGAGAAGGCGGCCCGCGATAGTGCCAAAGAAGTACTTGATACATGGGTGGCTACTGGTGAGATAAAATAAAGGTATGTTGACTAAGCCCCGGACCAAATCGTTTGTTCTGGGGCTTTTAGTGAAGTCAATATTTGGGGGGAATACGGCATTATAGGCGAAATTAATACTTTCGCGCTATATTAAGGTTCAATTCCTTGATCCCCCACTATGGAAGAAATAACAATAGAAGAATACAAAAAGGCAATTAAGACATCCGGCAATCCCGGTAACAAATACGGCGCGGTTAAATCCCGGTGCAATAAAAACCACTTGCATGATTCAAAGGCGGAAGCGGAGAGGTGTAATGAATTGTGGTTAGAATTTCAATCAGATTTTATTACCCACCTAAGACAACAACCGAAATTTGTATTACTGAAAGGTTTTACAGACAGGGAGGGAAACAAAGTGAGGGGAATCACTTACAGAGCTGATTTTGTTTACTATGATGCTGATGGAATCCGGGTGGTGGAGGATGTAAAAGGATGCTTAACCGGAGTCTACAAACTCAAAAAGAAAATGTTTTTAAATAAGATGAAGCGAAGTAATACTAGATTTGTAGAAATCATTTGACATTCGGACAAAAATGGATTAATTTTAATTGTGGTCATTTACACAACAACCTTTGAATACAAGGGGGCAAAACCCGGTATGAGGCTAACGTTTAATAGATCAAACCAATATTTTGAGACAAAGGATCATGAGATTAAAATAACCAACGATGAATCCTATAGGCACCCACGTTTAATTAAGATATTAAAAACAGTTACTTTAAAAAGTGAGCAGAAACGAATTATTAATATTTGCTTTTAATTATTAAAAACAAAATGCCAAAAAAGAAACTAAACATTGTTCAGCCAGAGAAAACACCAGAGATTAAAGAGCGAGAGAAGAAACTAGATTTAGGAAATAAAGAAACTAGACCAAAACTATTAGCTACACGGATATTCCAATTGGGAGGAAAACACAAACTAACCGCAGTGAATATGTTATTGCCTCCCGGAGTGAAGAGATTTTTTGTGGAGAGGATTGACGGCCACCACATCCGGTTCTTTGTTGAGATGGATGAAGTAATGAGTTTGGTGGATAGTATTAGTAAGAAAGCTAAAGAGAAAAAGAGCAAAATTTCCGAAGCCACAAAACCTAAAGAGGTTGAGGCGCAAGCATAATCTGATATATTCAATTTAATTATGAGTAAAATAGCGACGGCAAAAAGCCAAACCGCTCCTACTCCGAAGCCCGAAGGATATATTTTTGGCAGACCAACGAAGTACAAGCGCGAATATTGTCAACAATTGATTGAGTATTTTAATATTCAACCATATTACGAGCGGAAGGAAACGATAACTAACCTAAAAACTAAACAGAAATACTATAAATATCGAACAGTAGCGAATGATTTACCCTCTTTGGTGGGTTTTGCTTGCAAACTTGGAGTAACTAGAGACACTTTGAATGAATGGGCTAACGCGGTAAATAAGGATAATAAATTAAAACATAAAGACTTTTCCGACGCTATTAAAAAGGCAAAAGAATATCAAGAGTATATTTGGCAGACAAATAGTTTGAAAGGTTTGTACAACACAGCCTTTACTATCTTTGCTGGTAAAAATATATTTAATTGGAAAGAGAAGTCGGAAATTACCGGTAAAGGTGATACCCCATTAGTTGCCGGATTTAATTATGTTACGCCGGACAAACCAAACGATGCAGACGATAACTCCGACAATAAAACCAACCTATAAACAGCATCTTTGCTACGAAAAGTTGTACGACAAAGTTACTTTGTTTCCCGGATTCGGTGGTGGGGCCGGTGGTGGTAAGTCTTGGCTAGGTTGTGAATGGGAAATTACTAATTGTTATCGGTACCCCGGATCCAAATGGTTTATCGCCCGGAACGAATTGAAGCGGATCATGGGTTCAACTTACCAAACTTTTAGAAAGGTGTGTAAATTTCATGGCATACCAGAGAGCGATTGGCACCTAGACGGAAAATATAATTGGATTATTTTTAAGAACGGAAGTCAAATTGATTTACTTGATGCTAAATATTTACCATCGGATCCGATGTATGAGCGCTTTGGATCATTGGAATATACCGGAGGGTGGATAGAAGAAGCCGGTGAGGTGCATTTTATGGCCTTTGATGTTTTAAAAACAAGGGTAGGACGGCACATGAATATTGAATTTGGTTTAACACCAAAGTTATTGTGTACCTTCAATCCGACAAAAGCATGGATCTACCGGGTATTTTATAAACCTTGGAAAGATAATAATATGTCACCGGAGTATTCATTTATCCAGGCACTTTATAGAGATAATGAATTTACCGCCGATAGTTACGAAAAACAGTTAAATAGTATTTCAGATCGGATAACAAAATTGAGGTTGAGGGATGGAGTATGGGAGTATGAGGATTCGGACACCGCCTTGATTGAATACGATGCCATAATTGATCTGTTTAGCAATTCGATTGTGCCAAGTCCTTTAAAGTATTTAACGGCTGATGTGGCGCGGTATGGATCGGATCGGGTAACAATGGGAAGGTGGCGCGGATTAGATTTGTACAAAGTGGATATTAAAACTAAACAAGGGATTGATGTTACTAGTGATCAGTTAACCCAGATACTGTTTGAGGACCATATACCCAGGTCATTTACGGTGGTGGACGATGATGGAGTTGGTGGTGGAGTGGTTGATAATGTCCGGGGAGTAAAGGGATTTGTTAATGGATCTTCACCAATAGCTTTAAAAGATCCGACAAAGTGGAAGGCGGTGGTAAAACAAAACTACAGTAATTTAAAAACTCAATGCGCGTATATGTTGGCAGAGAAAATTAATAACCACGAAATAGCCATAACAGCCGAGTTAAGTGATGCTGATAAAGATATGTTGATTGAAGAATTGCAACAGATCCGAAAGAAAATAACCAATGATGCGGCCAAACTTCAAATAATTGGTAAGGATGAGGTGAAGGAAAATATAGGAAGGTCCCCGGATATTTCCGATATGATGATAATGCGAATGTATTTCTTTTTGGATAGGCCAGTAATGTTTGTTGCTAGAGATCCAATTATTGGTCATGGAGGAGTCAAACCTTTTGCATAAAATGAATTAATGATATATTCCCATTAATTACCGAAGAGACTTTTTGAATGAATAATATCAGCGAAACAATAATCACTAGAGAAGAGTTGGAGTACAGAATACGTACCGCCAACGAAGAAGGATATGAATTTGCCGAAAGAAGGTTTGAAGATTGGAGGGAGAACTACACTTTGTATCGCGATAAGGTAATTGTAAACCGTTTAACACAGCGACAATCAGTAAATTTACCAATAATGAAGGGAACAATGAAAACATTGTTATCCCGGATTGATGATTTTGTGGAGTTGGAGTTTACCAATCTTGATAATAATAAACAAAAAGAATTGTTTTATAACCAATATTGGTCCGATGTTGTAGTTAAAGATAATCATTTGGAGTTAAAAGACAAAGCAGATAAAAAGCAAGTATTACTATTCGGTAGAACATTTCAGAAATGGAACGTAAAGAAAGGCAAGGTTAAACTAGAATTGGTACATCCCCAGGATATGAGGGTAGACCGGTTAGTGGATCCTACTGACATTGATTCGGCCCGGTACTTAATTCAGGGTAATATATTTTCAACTCTAGCTGATTTGAAGTTGAATGATATGTATGATCAGGATGTGGTTAATGAGATCGAGAAGTTTTTTCAAAGCGATGAGGGTATGCAGTTAGGATCGGAGAACGAAGAGAAACTAAGAGAAAAGAATAATGCCATGCGCGATTTGGGAGTAGACGATGTTGATTTGCCGATGGTCGGGCAAACACTGGTGGAAATGCAAGAGGGATTTATCAAGGTTTATAATAAAGATATTGAAGACGAAGAGATTATATTTACTGTATCTGCCGCCTTTAACGGATTAAACAAAATACTTTATGCTGAATTTTTAGAAACGGTAATTGGTATTACTTCGGATCATTTTTGGCGTAATCATTTTCCTTTTGGTTCATGGGCCGAAGATTTGGAAGCTAGTGACTTTTGGACGGATGCCCCGGCTGACTCGGTGAGGGTACCAAACAAAATTGCTAACTCTTGGTTTAGCCAGATGGTAGAGAATCGAACCTTGGCTTACATGGGTATGAATTTCTATGATGCCACTGCCGCAATGTCCGAAGATGGTAGTGTTGGCTTTGTACCAGAAACTTTTGAACCGGAACCGTTTGGTTGGTATGCTATTCCTGGTGATCCAAAAACTATTATCCAACACGTTGAGATCCCACAATTAGCAAATGAGATCGAAAACCTTAATTTTGTCACTACAATCGCGGAGAAAGCATCAAGCGCCACTGCTATTGTCCAGGGAGTAACCCAGCCAAAACAAATTACACTTGGAGAAGTTACTCTACTCGATGCCAATGCTACCAAAGTCATTCAATCAATGGCTTTATTTTATAGACAGAATTGGCTTGACCTTGGAACTAAATATATTAAGTTGTTAGAGGCAATGGGTGATGAGATCGAAGCAGTGAGGTTGTACAAAGCCGGTTATCGCGGAAATGTCTTTACACGTGAGATAGGCCCGGCAGATTGGCGCAGTAAAGCCGGTTGGAGTTGCGAGGTAATATCTAAAAAAGACAAAGCAGAGCAAAACCTTGATCAAATTCAAAATCTTGAGGGAGTAAAAAGTCAATTCCCAGGTAATAATACTTTTGATGAAATTTATAAAAAGAAATTACTTGACATTGTTAATTTGACACCAGACGAAAAGAAACAGGTAATGGATGAAGAAAAAAAGAATATGGAGATGGAGGCCAAATTAGCTACGCAACAATCAATGTTAAATATTAATCCCAATGGTGGTACTAACCCTCCGGCAACCACGCCTACAGCGACCCCACCAATGGCTACAGCATAAAAATATGAATATACTCGATGAAGTAGTAACTAAATTAAAAGGGGGATTCGATAAATTATCGGCAGAAGAACGGCAGTATTACTTTGCGCACCTTAAACAAATGGAAGGTAAGCCGGTTGACCTTAATTCTTTCCGGACATTCATTATTGGATTGAAAGATGGAATCGGTAGGGAATTAGTAGAAGCCAAAGAAGGTACCGACAAATCACTGATGTTGAAAGCCAGATTAAAGAACATTTTTGTATTAGAGCAATTTTTATACGGTCCGGAGAGGGCCAAGAAAGCCATCGAGCGTTATTATCATGGCCTATCGGAAAAACTTGATGCAAAACAGGTGTGATATATTCTTTTTAGTTAGTTAAATTAAAAATCAAAAACAAAAATGTCCGAAAAATTAAACAGAGAAGAATTACCAGAAGCTACACAAAAAATGTTAGAGGAAATACTATCAACCGATGTTGAAGTATTAAGTGCAGATCAGGCCGCATTCCTACGTGCCAGGAGCCAATATCTAACAAAAAGAGAATTAGAGACATATTCCGCCGTTATGAGTGCTCCTGTGGTTGAAGATAAAGAGCCGGGTAATGTAAACGTAGGTGAAGATGAAGGAGAATTTGCTGAGTTATCTTTTAGTGAATTGCGAGATTTATTGAAAGGTAAGGGCTACAAAGTCGGTATGAAAAGAGCCGAGATGGTGGCCTTAGCTAAAACGCTTTAAATTATTTATTATTTAATCAACCAAACCCCTAATTGGGACGGTAAAAAAATATGACTGTAGATATAAGAAAAAGACCGGTTACTGATCTTGATGCCCTTGAGGCGGCTAAAAAGAAACAGGACAAAAGCAAGGATGATAAAGTTAAAGATATTTTAGAAAAGGTTAAGAATGAAGATGAGGGTGAAACCGAAGAGAAAAGAGTAGCCAGAGAAGAGGCGGAAACCGCGGAGGCTGAAAGAATCGCCAATGAAAAGAAACAAGTAGAGGACGAGAAAGATAAAAAACTAATTGCATCACAACAAGAGGCGTTGGTATTGCGTGAACAGGTACAGAGACTTGAAGCTGAAAAGAATAAAGTGGTTGAAGTTACCGAAGAATTTATGAAAGAAAAATATCAGGATTGGGATGATATGACCTCCGGTGAACAAAGAGCATTGACCGAAGTAGAGAAAGTTAAACAGGAAAATGCAGAGATACGGGCCAAATCGAATGAATTTAACAATGATAAGGCTTGGGGTGAAAAAGTAGCTGCTTTTGTTGAGGATCCAACTTTTGCTGAAAGTTTTGCCAAAATTGTAGGTCGAGAAGAAGATTTTAAACGCTTTGCCGGTAAACCAACTAGAAAAGGTCTACCACTTGAAGATCTAGCCAAAATATTCTTATACGAGAATCCGACCACACCGGTTGAACATAAAAGATCATTGTTTAATTCCCCTGGTGGTATTGGTAAGGGACAGCCACCCAGAAAGGGTTTGACATCGGATGAGATCAGAATATTGAGAATAAACAGTCCTAAAAAGTACAATGAATTGGTGAGACAGCACAAAATCAAAGCAGAGATCTAAAAACAACTTGTTGACGGTTTCTTTTTGACATTGATATATTCTCATTAATTAAGCCAAACTCTCTTAATAAAGAACGGCTAAAAATATTATTATTTTTAACTTCCTTTATAGGAGAAACAAAATGAACGATTACGCTACAAAAGTTGCTGAAGGATTCAGCTCAAAAGTTATTGAACTCTTTTTTGATAAGTCCTTTGCCATGGACGTCACCAATCAAGATTATGAGGGTGAAGTAAAAGATAAACTAACCAAATTGAATATCTTAACCTTCGGATCTATTGCTTGGGAAGATTATACCGGTGCTGACATGACGGCTGATGAGCCACAAGAAAGCGTTGGTTTGCTTGATACTGACCAAGAAAAAAGTTACTACTTCAAAATCCTTTCGATTGACCAACTCCATTCCTGGATCCAAAACCCAGAAGGCAATTTGGTTGGTAATACCGCCAATGGTCTTGCTAAATTGATTGATACTTACATCTGTACTTTCTACACTGACGTTGCCGCTGGTAATCGTATTGGAACTGATGCCGATGATGCTACGACAATCACAATCACCACTCAAACTGGTGCATTCGTGGTCGCTGGTGGTACCCCAGTTGCTTCCACTTGGGTTGGCCGAGGGATCAAAGCAGTTGGACACGATAAATGGTACAGAGTTAAATCAGTCTCTAGCACTACAGAAGGTATTGTTGAAGATGATGAGGACGATCAAGTCGCTTCCAAAACATATCCGTACAATGGTGGAGCAATCGCCGGTGCCTCTTATGTAGTTGAAGCTGTTTCTAAACTCCAAGTTTCCAAAACCACAATTTACGACACAATCGTAGATATGGGTGCCAAACTTGACGGTGATGGAGTTGATGCTGATGGAGTACCCGATGATGGTGAAAGATATTTGTTACTTCCCGTAAAAATCGCTGGATTGCTCAAAAAGTCGGAAATACTAAACGCTAATCCTGGAATGGATAGCACCGATATGGTCCGAAAAGGTTACATTGGTGATGTTGATGGATTCCACATCATCAAAACCAACCGAGTTGCTGGAAACAACACAACCGGGTACCACGTTCTAGGTATGCACAAATCCTTTATTACCTTTGCTATGGCAATGACCAAAAGCGAAATCGAACAAACTATAACTGGAAACTTCGGTAAAGCATATAAGGGTCTAGCAGTGTACGGTGGTAAGGTTCTTGATGAGCGCCGAAAAGCTGGTGTAGAGGCATTCTTGTATGTCTAAACATAATTGGTTTACAGTGGCCAGTGGTTCTTCCTCCACCGGCCACAACTAAGCCAATTAAAGGTTTAAACATAAAAGAATGACATTTGAAATAAAAACTGATCTTCCCAAATCAACTCAAAATGAGATAGACCGAATTGAATTGATCGCATCCGCATTACGAACAACCTACGAAGCGGCTTATTTAACTTCGAGACTTCCTTACTTAACCAACAAAGTTATCAGTCGTGATTCTGACGGCAATATTTTATCTGCCTCCGGATTGACTGTACCTACTGGCTATTCTGGCTTTGCCAAAGGTGCCACCTTTATTAAAACTGATGCTTCTAGTAACGGTTTATATGTCAATATTGGTGATTCTACGACCTCTAGCTGGATTCTAAGTGATACCCCCGATGTTATTGTTGGAACGATGAAAGCAAAATCTTTGTCGGTCCAAAAGACTTTGACCAATGCCAGGACTAATGTAATTGCGGTCCAGGTACCAAACAAAGCTGTTTTAATTGCCGCAGTACTCAATAATGACACTGCCATTGCTGGTGTAGATGATGCCACCGGCCTAACTCCAATAACTGCCTTCACTGCTTTATATTCAACTGGTGCTACCCAAGCAATCAATGGAAGTATTGTTGTAGCCAATGGTACTAATACCAAAGCCTTTTTCAATCCTACTGCCGCTACTCCAATTACCACCGGTCTAACTGACATTACCGTTGATGCTGGTGTTGGTAATAAATTTACTGCCGGTGGAAAAATAACCGGAACTGTTTATTATTACGAACTTTAGTTTATTAATTAATGATATATTCTCAATATCTTAGAAGTTAAATAAAACAAAAATATGGCCGCAACAGTCTCAATCAGCGAATCAAATACCGTATCTCAAACAATAACAGCTTCAATAACCAATTCAAACATGGGAAATACTGATGCGGTCAATCTTGACCCTGTGGTCTATCCTGTTACTCCTGGTAATCGTACCTATGCTAAATATCAAAGATTTAATGTTACTAACATGGGTGGTTCTTCTGCCATTCAAAACTTAAAGGTATGGCGCACATCCGCTTTAGGTGGGGCCGCAACTCACGTAACCAATGCTAGACTATCAGCTTATGCCGGTGCCGCATCTTTTTCCACTCCGGTTACTACCGCGATAACTGGGGCAGATCAGGCTATGCCAACATCCGTTCCGGCTACTGCTAATTTAGGTATTGGTGGTTCTCTTTCTGGTTCCTTAACCACTACTGGATATTCTGATTATTTAATTCATCAAATTATCTCCGATGCTGGTGATGTGGCCGGATCAACTTCGACCATGAATTATCAGTATGATGAGGTAGCTTAATCTATTTATAAATTACTCAACTCAATGAGGAAGGAAAAAACAACTCAATGGAATACAAATTTTTAAGAAACGGAGTAGAAGAAACAGTAAAACCTGAATTGTGGCGCTGGGAGGCTTATTTTAATGACAATACCGTATTGAAACAGTTTGGTGACGATGGTATTTTTCATCAGGTAGGGGAAATAGATCAATCAAAACTGGCAGTATTTAAAATGGTTTCTAATGAATTACCCCAAATATACGCGGTTCCCTTTGATGGTAGTACTATGCGCCTGATCCATAAATACATTCAAACCAAATTAAATTTTGGTACCCCGGAATTTAGAGAGGTTAGATCATACGTTTTTGGTTATAAAACCAAGAACCTTCCAGAAAATCATCAACATTTACTTATTATCGCCCCAAACAATGAGGCAATCGTTTGTGGTGATGAAAATATTATTGATTTTGAATAAAAATATATGGCAGATTCTAAAATAACAGCCCTCACCGCATTAACAAGCCCATTGGTAACGGACATTATACCTATCGTTTCTGATCCGGGTGGTACTCCGGTGACTAAAAAATCAACTCTTCAATCTATTGCTGATTTATTCAAGAATATTACCGAAGTTCTAACTAACAAAGATTTAAGTTCTTCTACCAACAAATTTCCAGTAGGTACTGTAATTCAAACTGTCACTGTTAACTATTCCACAACCACGACAGCGACAAATACCACCATTGATACCGGACTAGCCGCGACTATTACCCCAAGGTTTTCTACCAGTAAAGTTTTAGTAATTGTAAACCAAGCTGGAATGCACAAAAATAATGTTAATAGTGGTGGTGGTATTTCTTTAAGTCTTTTAAGGGGGGCTTCTCTACTTATTTCCTTTGGTTATGCCATTGGTTATGGTTTGGCAACTAATTTTTTTCCTGGTAATG